CGCGCGGTGGTTGTGCTGCTAAAATGGTTCGCGCTCGCGCTTTTATCCGCAAGCCCGCCAATCGCGTCCCCGTCACTCGCAACGGGAGTTGTGCGCGCGGAATCGGCGAATAACGTCGCCGCGTCCGAGAAATCATACCACGCGACAAGGCCGCTAATCGAAGCGGGTGTGAACGCCGCGCCGCCCTGCTGTAGCACATTCAAAAACGTTGCCGCATTCATACGCCACCTACCGTCAATTTGCGATACGCCATCAGCAGCTGCTGCACGTCCGGGTCCAGTTTCGCAATCGTCACCAACTGCCCCATCTCCGCGCTGCCGACGACACCGAATATCGCATCGCGCCGCTTGAACAAACGCTGCGCCTGAATCAGACACGCCTCCGCAATCACATCCGGCACCGCGCTCCACCCGAATTTCCCCACCAACTTGACGCCCTTTTTCGTCCCCACCGGGAACGTATAATTTCCGTTTGTCGAGATTTCGAGCATCGTGTATGGCTTTCCATCCAGCGCCGCATCGTACGGCGCGAGGTTGTAATCCGTCGCGCTCCAGGTCGCCTCGTACGTCCCGTCGCCGTCCGCATCCGTCGCCAGCGTCGTCAGCGACACGATGCCATAACGCGGGATCAGCAGGTCCGTCCATTCCGCCGTTTGATACCGCGTCTCGTCACTGCCCGTCACAAAAAACCGGTCATTGCAGTAATTGTCAATCGCGCGCGACGTCGCCTCGATGACCTGCTCAATCACCGTGTCGTCGGTCGTGTCCGTCACCCCGGCGGGATAGGCGCGCGCCTTGAATTCTGCCAGCGTCGCATAGCCGTTTGTGATGCTCATGATTCTCCTACGGCGTCAGATACCGAATTTTTGCCACCACCGCGCCCGAGAGCGCGTCGCACTGCGCCAGACTCACCGTCAGCCCGCCGTTCAGCGGGTACAGCGCATAATTGCCCGAGATGGCTGCCGCCGCGCTGTCGCACGTGTTTTTGCGCGGCGCATACAACGCGTCCGTCGCGCTGTTGGTCACCACCAGCACATTGCCAAAATCCGGCTCGTCATAGGCGATGGTCGTGTCCGTGGTCGCGGGCGCGCTCGCGTGAAAGTCCAGATACACGTCCAACAAAAAACCGACCAACATCGGCGACGTGGCGCTCCCCGTCGCGCTCCCCGCGCTGCCCGTCGTCGTCACCGTCAGCGTTTCCATTCTGATTTCGCTCATGCTTTTTTCTCCCGTTTCGGTGCGCGTTTGATTTGCCGGTCCTGCGGCGCTTCGTCGAGCGCGCGTTCCGCGACCGTTTCCGTCACCGCCGCGACCGGTTCCGCCGTTGCCGTTTCTGTGAGCGGCGTGAGCACGCCCGGCGAATCCGCCAGCACGTGCGCGGCCGCATCGTCGTCGAGGTGCACTGTTTCGCCGGCATGCAAAATCAGCACATCCTCTTTCCATCCTGCCCGGTAATTCCAGTTGACCAAAAATTTCATGATCGGAGGGTTTTGGAAACGGACCAATTGGTCCGCCTCCAAAACGTTTAGATTCCTTCGAGATACGTGAGCACAAAGAGCGTGACGACCAAATCTGCGGTCGTCGCGTCCCATGAGCCGTCCGTGGTGATTTCGACGCCGAGACGGTCGCCCGCCACAAACGGCGCTTTGCCGCGCGCCACGCGTCCATACCCGCGCTGTGCGGTCGTGATGGTTTGCGTCGTGTCCGTGTCCTCGGTCCCGTTAATGGTCGCCCCGACCGTCAACGTGCCCGCCGTTGCCGCCGCGCTCAGGTTGTACGAAATGCCAACCACTTCGCCCGCCCACGGCATCGAGATTTCATCCACCGCGTTTGACGCGGCAGAGGCCACTTCCGCCACCAGCAGCTGCACGTCGGTTTGACTGGCTGCCAGATTGTCCTGCATGAAACGTACCGGAATCAATTGCCCTTTGGCAATTTCACGTGCTATGCGTGCCATGATTCACCCCTCCATATGAGGTGGAGCGTAACGCGCCATCGCGTGATGACGCGTTACGCAATCATTCATTTTCGTTAGACCGTGATGTTGTAATCCACGGCCACCGCTTCGATGCCCGAGGCCGCGCCCGTCGGCGTATAGCGCCCGAAACCCGCGCGCATCGAGGTGATGATGCGGGTTTGGTCGGTGCCGAGCCAGCGTTCGGTTTCGGTGCGCACGCGGCGGCGCCAGCCCCATTTGAACGCGCGGCGGTTGAACGCCACGACTTGACCCTTCGTGTCATTGCTGGAGGGAGAGGTCGTGGTGTATTTGCCGTCCGTGTCCGTGAGCGGCACGGCGAGCGACGTGATGAGACGATGACGCCCGATGCGTCCCACTTCGCCGTTCAATACGGTCGCGTTCGCGCCGTACTTGTCCACCGTGAGCACTTCGTCGAGCAGCGCAATCGCGTCCGCGGTTTCGTCGTTGGCGACATAGACCAAATCGTCCGGATTGGTCGGTTTGCCCCAGTGCACGTTGACCATGTTTGACGTGTCTTTCATGCGTTGGCGCATTTTGAGCAGTTTGTCGTACGAGGTTGCGCCCGCGACGCTCAAACTGTTTCCGGTATTGTCCACAATCGCGGCATGGCGAATGCCGTCGAACGCCAAATAATAATTGGTGTCCGTCGGGTCCGCATCGTCGCTGTTGATGTTGCCGGTGGCGCTGTTGGTGTCGTCGCCGTTCAGAATCAGAGCATCGCCATAATAGGCGAGCGAGAATTGCTGTTGGCGGCGCAGGAACGGCACGAACGGGATGATGGAGTCCTCTTCCATTTCACCCGACCACATTTGGTGAATGACGAATTTTTTCGCCGCCACGGTCACGCGCTGCGAGCCGGTTTTGACGGTCGAATAGTTCGTCGCATTGTAGGTCGTGGATTCGCTCACAAACATCAATTGCGGAATGTCCACCTCGACCGGCAAATAGGCGGTCGGGGCGGTCATTTCGAACGTGTCAATGAGCGCCATCACGGCGGATTCATAACGCGCCGCTTCCCACAAATCGCCGACATACTGCGCGCCGACGAGCTGCGAGCCGTAACCCGATTCTGCCGTGTCCATCGCGCGCAGCGCGCGTTGATAGGAAGGCATCAATTCCCATGCGCCGCGTTTCGCCAGGTCGCGTTCCGATTCCGGAAACACGTGCAGCGGAATGCGCGGGAACATGTCGTCAATGGCCTTGCGATCAATCTCGCGGATCTGCGCATCGTCGAGATAGTACGCCTTGGACAGCGCGTCAAACGTGCGCTGCAAGGTTTCGGACGGACCGTCATAGATGCCGCCGCCCGGACGTTGGCTGCCGCGCAGCGATTGCTGCAAGTCGTACAGCCATTCCACATCCGCCAGGGTCAAGCCCCAGCGATAGTATTTGGTGCCGAGCAAACGCTCGTCCTTGGTCCCGCCGAATTTCATCTTGCGGGTAAACTGCTCGTCATTCACGAGCGCCGACATGGCGTCGTTGACGATTTGTTTGATGCGCCCTTCGCTGGCATTTTCGCCGAGGGCGACCAAACGGTCGTTAATCTCTTTCAAAAGTTGTTCCATTTTATTTTCCTCCGGGCAGATTGCCCCATTGTTTATGCCTGCCGTTTTCATCGTTCGGGCATCCCGCCCGCCGCGTCCCGCCGCCGCGCGCCTCACGCGCACCGCGCCGTTTGCAGTTTTTCCAAATCCGTTATTGCATCAGCCGCACCCGCGCCAGCAAGGCCTGCGCGTACACTTCCGTCGCATCCTGTGCGACCGGTTCCGCACTGCGCGGCGTGTTAGACGTGGCGCCACCGTTTTCCGGCTGCGCCGCCTCCGCGCTCGCGACCACTTCGCCAATCAGCGCCGCCGCCTGCGTCAATTTTTCCTTGTTCCGCGCATTCAGCACCGCGCCCGCCCGCGCGTCCGCCGCAAATTCATTTTCCAAAAAGAGGCCGCGCACCGTCGCCGCATCCAACGCGCGCAGGTCCGTGTCGTCCTGCCATTCCGGCGCCGTGCGTTCCAGCGCGTGATAGCAGCGTTCGAGCCAATTAAACAGCTTGCGCCGTTTTTCCTCGCCGAGCGCGAGCCCGTCCGCGCCATACAACGCCCGCATTGCGAGCGCGACGCCGTCAAACACGCCCACATCGCCCTGCGTCTCGCCGGCGTGCTCAAACACCTCCAACATGTGCGTTGCCATGTCTTGCGCCGCGCGCAATTGCCGCACGGGCAGGGCATTCGGGTCGAGCGGGATCGGCACGACGGAAAATTCGAGCAGTTCGTTTTTCTTGCGCCCGTTTTGCTGCACCACGTCCCACGAGACCGAGCCGCCCATCATGCCCTTGACCGTTTTCGCGCGCACTTTTTGCGCGAATTCGTCCTCGCTGTCGAACGTCACGTCAATCATCAAATCGCGCCCCTGAAATTCCGCGCGTCCCAGCCCGATTGGCAACGCCCGCGCGCCCGTGAAATCGTGCCCGAACAAAATTACCGGGTGCCGCACCCAGCGGTCGAGCGACCAATCCTCGAATCGCAAATCCATGCCATCCGATTTGACACCCTCGGTGCTCGCCACAAACCGGATCGGCGCGCCCGGGTCGCTGTCGGTTGCCTGTCGTTCAAATGCTGCGCGTAAAAACATCTCGCCTCCTCAATCCAAAATCGCAATCATGGTACAGCGGCAGTTAATGTCCTCTTCCGCTAGCCCCATTTGTCCCGGCGCCGGTCCGCTTGCCGCGCCCACCTCAAAATTCTCGTCAATGGCGCGCCGTTGCCCGTGCGCCTCGCTGTGCGTATCGCGTACGCGGTCGTCGAGCGTCGCCAGCCATTCCTTGCCCGTTACCACGCCGCTCTGCCGCCACGCCTCGAGCGTCCCGCCGTTGCTCGCCCCGATCACCTCGGTGCGCGCAATCGTTTCCTCGCTCTGCCCCTTGCGCAGTTCCATCGTCGCGTTCACGCGTTCCATCAACTGCGGAATGCTCTCGCCCTTGGCAATCCCCGCATTCAGCGTGTCCTGCAGTTGTTTCCACGTTGTCTCGTTCACCCGCTGCGCAAACCGCTGCGCGCGCTGCTCCAAAAACTGCACCACGCGCGGCTCGAGCAAATCAAAAGCAAAATCAATCGCATAATCTTTCAAAGCGTTTGCCCCCGCCTCGCGCACAATCTCCCTGAGCACCGGGCGCACCGCCTGCCGCAATTCCTTGATCCACCGCGCCAAATCAAACGGATTGTCTGCCGCGTCTTTTTCCTTGCCCCCCGCGCGCGGTTGCAATTTCGCCAGCACCGCATCCTGTTGGCGACGCATCACGTCCGCGACCACCGCTCCGAGTTTTTTCTCCCACGGCGTCACCCGCGCCGTTGCCCGTTCAAACAATGCAATGTGTTCCGGCGACCCATATACCACGCTTGCCGCGCGTCCGTGCGCCTGTGTCAACGCGCGCGGCGCATCCCCGGCCGGCGTTTGATTCGTTTGGTCTTGCGTCTGTACGGTTGCATTTGAGTTGTCGGGCAACGCAGGCGGCGCCGCGAGCGCGTCGGCGTTTTCAATCGGCCGCAGTGCGCTCGACCCCCACCACACATCGCCCCAGGGCAGGGCCGTCAAACCTTGTTCCGCGCGCCATTCGTTAATCGTCAAAACGCCCGTTTCAATTTGTTCGCGCTCGCGCGTCCACGCCTGATTCGCGTCCGCCTGCAGCACATCCACGCCCGACGCGTCAAAGGCCGCCACGTCCGCCTCGCGCCCAAACATCGGCAGCAGCTGCTCGCTGATTTCTTCTGCCAAAAAGTCCGCTTGCGGCAGCACCGCAAACGTATACATTGCCCGCATCGCCGCGTTAAAATTCTCGTACGTGCGCTGCCCGCCAATCAAATCGAGCGGGACCTTGTACACGTTCGCCACTTCCTCGCGCGAAAATTGCAGCCCGTTCATAAATTCCGCATCGCGCGCCGACAGCCCCATCTCTTTCAGTTCCGCCTCGTAACGCATCACGCCCCACCGGTGGAACTTGTCCGCGCCGCGAAAACGCCGTTCGAGCGCCAGTTCGAGCGCCTTGGCCTGCTCCTCGGTAAACTGCTGCCCCGCCTTGGGCGACAGGATGCCGCCCATATTCATGCCGTTGTTAAACAGTCCGATGTTGGCGCGCTTGCCCGCGCTCGCATAATCCGCATCCAGCCGCGCGGCTGCCAGCGGCGAAAGTCCTTCGTATTCGTCAATCGGATTCGGATAGCGAAACCAAATCACCTCGCTGCGGTCAAAATAAATGTCCTGCGTCGAGTTCGCCGGGCGATACAAAAACCCTTTGACGTAATTCACCGGGTCGGGCACCACGCGCACCCGGTCCGGACGCGCCCACCAAATCTCTTGCGGCACGCCCTTGCCACTCGCGCCCCGTTCCAAAAACCAAAACGCCTTGCCCCACAAGCCGAGCGACAAACTCGTCATGTTGAGCAGGCGGCCGCGCGTCCACATCGGATTCACGCGCTGCAGCAGTTCGTACGCCGCGCCGTTGCTGATTTCCGTCCGTTCGCCCTTTGCGTTTTGGCGATACAATTTGAGCGGCAGCGGCGACAACAAATCCGCAATCCGCGTCGTGCACACATACACCGTGCTCGACGTCGCCACATAATCGCCATACGCCTGCGGCGCAAACGTCGAGGAATCCTTGCCCCATGCCATGTCCCACGGTTCGACCACGCCCGGGCCCGTGACAAACGCCCGCGCGTCCGCCGCCGGCGTCTTGTCCACGCCAAACGTCCAAAAGTCGCGCCACGCGTCCCACATGCGCTCAATCAGATTTTGTGTTGGTTGTGCCATTAGAAAAATAATTGTCCGCTGACGCCTGTCAGCATTAACTCTGTAAACGCCCACACGAGCGCATCCAGCCGGTCCGGCGATTTGTCGCCCGGGACCCAGTTGCAGAGTTGGTCCTCCAACTGTGCAAATTCCGCGCCGACGTGGTGCATTCGTGATTGCTCATACAGCGCCGAGATCGGTTCGGCGCGCGCCTGTTTGTTTTTCGAGGCGTGCACCCCGCGCAGCGGCAGCGTTTGCTCCATCGTGCGCAGCGTATATTCCACCATTTCGCCGCCCTGATTCGTCTCATACACAATCCGATCTGCCTGCCACGCGTGATACAGCTGCATTGCTCGCCGCGCCCACGCATCCGGTGTATAACGCCCGCTGGCGTCCTGCAGCACATACCCGTGTCCGTCCGTGCCCAGTCCCGCCACGACCAACCCGGTTTCATCGCTGCCGTCCGTGCTCGTCACCGCCGGGTCAATCGCCACCACAATTCGCTGCAGCTCCGGCGCCTTGTCTACCCGCAGCGCCTCAATCATCGCCCGAGTCCACAAGGCCCCCGGCGTGTCGTCGAGCAGTTCCGCATTCAGTTCCTGCCGCCCGAGCCGTGTCCCCTCATATTTCGCAATAATTTGGGTAAAGAACGATTGTGCTAAATTCGCGCGATTGTCATAGGTCGAGCCGCGCGTCACATGCGTCGTTGGCGCTTTCAACAAATCGCGCACCACCTGCACCGGTTTCGGCGTTGTCGTCACGCACGCCTGCGGATTCTCGCCCAGCCGCAACCCAAACATCGCCATGTCCCACGTTGCTTGTGAATACTGCCACGCCGCGAGTTCGTCGCACCAATCCGCATAGCTCTGCGGACCCCGCAACCGTTCCGGCTCTTCGCCCGAAAACACCTTGAACCGCGCACCGTTTTTGAACTCGCCCTCGCCCATCGAGCGATTCCATTTCACCAGTTCGCCCGGCTCGCAGATCGCTTTCAATCCGCTCTCACCCTCGACACACACATCCCGCGCGTCCGCGTACGTCGGCGCAATAATCCGCAGCATCGGGACCGTCTGCGCCTTTTCGCGAAACCATTCCGCTCCCGTTCTCGTTTTGCCCCAACCGCGCCCCGCCAAAATCAGCCACACGGACCAATCGCCCGCCGGCGCAATTTGCTCCGGCCGCGCAATCTCGCGCCACTTTTTAAGGTTTTCCGTTTTCGTCGGGCGTGTCGCCTGCCGGTGCGCTCGATATGACAACCGTGCCTGCGGCGACAAGAATTGCTCTAGCATCATCGATTCCGATTTCGTCAATCACCTGCTGCGGCGTCAGGTTCCCTTTTTTCAACGCATCCACAATTTCGCTTTGCCACGAGGTCAATGTAATTTTTTCGCCCTCGGTCGCGCTGCG